TGTGAAAGTTGAGCAGCCAAGTGGGGAGCAATCCCAAAAAATGGAGACTGATATGTCAGAAGAAAAAATGAATCCTGAAACTTCTCCAGAGTTCGACTTGGACAAATTTGCAAAAGACGCTGCTGAAAAAGCAGTTGCTCAGTATGCAATGAAACAAGCCGAGCTTAAAGCAGCAGAAGAAAAAGCAGAAATGGAAGCAGCTGAAAAAGCAGCGGAAGTCGAAGCTAATGAAAAGGCTGTTCAAGAAGCAAAACAGGAAGAACAAAAATCTGTTATTGAAGCAGGTTTATCAGGCGCCGAAAGACTCATGAATGACGTAGAGAAAAGAGTCAATGAGAAGCATGAAGATTTAGAGCAAGTGGTTAAATCACTTGAATCTCAGTTAGCTGAGAAGTCTGAAGAAATCATGAATATCAGAGAATCAAAAAGAATTTTCTCAGACAGAAATGGTCAAGGTGACTGGAAAAAAGCTTTCGAAAACGATATTATTGACGCAAAATTTGCTGGTTTAGCTACTGGTAAAGGTTGGGACAATAAATATGCGAAAAGTACAATGGAAAAAGTTAATGCACATAGTGGTGTTGGCGTTTCTTCAGCAGACTTTGAGCAAGTCGTTTCAACAAACATCGAAAGAGACATTCAGAACGAATTAGTATTAGCACCTCTATTCAGAGAAATACCAATGACTTCTGCAAATATGATTATCCCAATTCTACCAGATGCAGGATATGCTGAGTTTACTGCAAACCAAGCTGCTAGTGGTTCTTCACCACATGGTAACTTGTCCGAAAGAGGCGATGCATATAATCCTGGTTCAGCAGGTGGAGTTGATTTAACAGAAAAAACTCTTTCAACCAAAAAACTTATTTCTCAATCATTCTTAGGTAATGAAACAGAAGAAGACGCAATCATGCCAATACTTCCTTTAATTAGAGAGTCAATGGTAAGATCACATGCAAGAGCAATCGAAAATGCAATCCTAGTCGGTGACGATGCTGATGGTGCTTTCGGTACAAGTGGTGCTTCATTTGAAGGTTTAGGTCACTTAGCTAGAACAGACGATAGTTCAGGTTCACACTTAACTACATCTACAACAGCATTTGCAAGTGAGTCTTTAACTGCGGCTAACCTACTCGATATGAGAAAGAAAATGGGCAAATACGGTGTTAATCCAAATGATGTGATTTACATTGTAAACCAAAAAGAGTACTTTAATTTATTAAGTGACGCTGAGTTCCAAGATGCTAACCTAGTTGGCGACATGGCAACTAAGCTATCAGGTGAAATCGGACAAGTGTTCGGTTCAAGAGTTCTTCTAGTAGACGAATTCGCAACACCTGCAGTTAATAAGTTACATGCAATGTGTGTATACACAAGAAACTATGTAATGCCAAGACTTAGAGGCGTAACAATCGAGTCCGATTATCAAGTAGCAGAACAAAGAAGAGTTCTAGTTGCTTCACAAAGACTTGGTTTCACAGACCTAATCGACGGTGCAACATCAGTTCACGCAAGAGCTTACAAAGCATCTTAATGCTTAATGGTTTTGGTGGTTTACCTATAAACCACCAATTTTTATGAATTATGGCAAACTTAATAACATTACAGCAATACAAAGACTTCGCGGGAATCAAAGGCCTGAACGAAGACGCCAAGATTAATGTAATTATTCCTGCCATAAGTCAAGCAGTAAAGACTTACTGCGGAGTAAGTTTTGTCGATTTTGTAAGTAGTGATAAAACTGACTTCTTTGACATTACTGATGACTCTACTACTGGAGTATTTTTAGATGAATCTCCATTAATAAGTGTAAGCCTAGTTCAAGAAAGACAAGGTCAAGCAGATTCTTATGTTACACTAATCACAGAAAATTCTGATAATAGTGGTAAATATGAATATGTTATAGATACTGAACTTGACATGGTAAGAAGAACTACTGCAACAGGAGATAAAGCATTTCCTAAAGGAAGAAAAGCAGTAAAAGTAGTTTATAGAGCAGGGTACAGTACAATACCTAGTGATTTAAAATTAGCTTGTTTTGACTTAGTAAAATATTACTTAAAAGACGAAAGAAAAGCTGGCATGACTATTGCAGGAGCAACTGTACGAAATGAAGTATCGACTAGTATTAGGGATAATATTGATTTTCCCGACCATATAAAAAGAATATTAGATACTTATAAAATTTATAAGTAATGGCGATTAGAGATTTTACAAAAGAAGTTGAAAAAGTCTTAAAAAGATTACAAAGAGAGCAAAAAGGAGGTTTTCTTCCTACAGGCGGAATAGTTAGTGTAGAAATTAATGCAGCCACAATGCCTCCCGCTCTAGTTAAAGCTACAAGAAGTATAATAAGAGCCACAGCAGAAAAGCAAAATCAAAATAGTTCAAGAACAAATATTAATTCTGCTCCTGTTATGAGATTCAGAAGATATAATAAACAAGAGGTATGGAAGAGACTAATAGCTGAACTTGCTGATGATATAAATAAAATTCAACCAACAACGGTTGGATATGAATTAGCAGGTTTTGGTAGATTAAAACCAAAGTCCGCAAAAAAATATAAAAGAATGCCTGGGCTTGAAGGAGTTATGTTAATAAGTGGAGCCTATTTAAATACAGCTCGACCAAATTTAATTATAATTGATTTAGTTGTAGGTCAAAAAGGCAAGGGAACAGCCACTCCAATGGGAAGTGATACTGCCATAAGAACAGCCGTAAAAGCTTTATTTGACGACTTAAGAGATGAAATTTGGGATAAGTGGATAAAACTTATTGAAACCAAAGAAGGAAAAAAACTTGAAGGAAGAGATGGAGAGGCATATAATTTAGGAAAATCAACTGATACTGGAGTAAGATATAGTAAAAGTACCGGGAAATTTCAAGAAAATACATTTGGTAAATTATTAGACGCAGGTGGAGTAATAAGAGCCCATAAAAAAGATACTACTACTGCAGCAACAGCACTTTTACAGTTAGAAGATGATACTCCTCAAATTACAATAGGTAATATAACTTTAAATACTATAGATATAAGAAAACTTGTAATAAATAACACAACAATAACTGCTACACAAAATAGAATGAGAAGTAAATTAGGGGCAGCAAAAGGAACAAAACTTCCTACAGAAACAAGAATGTATGAAGTAGCTCTTAAAAGAAATACCCCAGAAATGACTGATCTTCAAAAATTGATTCGATCTTCAAATTCAGCAGATAGTGGATTTACTGGATCAGTAGTTAATGCTATATCAAAATTACTAGATAAAGAAATAGCAGCAGGTAGATTAGGCGAACCAGACAAGGCAACCAGTAAGCCATTTACACAAGATGTAGCTGATACAGCAGTTGAAATGATAGCTGATTCAGTAGCAGGAAAGAAAAGTCTTAATCCAAAAATATTAAAGATAAAAAAGAAGATACAAGATAAAAGTGGCGGAGATTTAAAACAAACAACCACAGTAAGCTCACAAAAAAGACAAGCTATAAAAAAGAGTAGCATGAGCATTACAACTTCAGCAGGAGTTGCAAAATTAGCAAAAGCTACTTCAGCTTCTTTTGTTAAGAGATCTCAGTCTGGTAAAAAGAAAAACCAAGGCGTAACTGTAAATAAATTAAAATATTTAGTTAATAGAAGTCTAGGAGCAGAAATAAGAAGAAATATGGGAAGACCTGCATTAATAAATCAGACAGGTACATTTTCAAATAGTGCAGAGTTAGTAAATTTAAGAGAAACTCCTGCAGGATACACTGGAGAATATACATATCAGATGGATCCTTATCAAACTTTTGAAAATGAGGGAAGAAAACAATGGCCTACAGGGTACAACCCCAAGCCACTAATAGCAAAAAGTATAAGAAATGTTGCCTTAAGACATGTTGAAGGCAAATTTACACTAAGGAGAACATAATGCCAATTTACAGAACAGAAAGAAAGAAAATTGTCGACTCTTTAGCAGATAAATTAAAGGAGATTGATGGTAATCACCCTTACAATATAAACCTTTTTGATAACGTTCAATCAAAAATGGTTTTCTTAGATGAAATAGAACAATATCCAAAAGTCTGCGTGGTTGCAGGAGATGAAGAAAGAGAATATCAACCAGGTGGATTTAAATGGAGATTCTTACAAGTTACAATACGAGCATACGTTCATAATGAAGAAGATGCTCAAGAAGAATTAGCATTATTACTTGAAGATATCGAAAAGATTATCGACGAGAATAATGCGATGGTGTACGATGATACCGTATCCCCTAATTTAATAACAACTTCAATGACACTAGAAGCAATTAGTACTGATGAAGGAGTTATTCAGCCGTTAGGCATAGGAGAAATGGGAGTCACCGTACGATATTAGGAAACGAAGACGCTGATTAATATCACGCGGAATCCTTTCCAAAGCAATATAGGAGAAAGCAATGGCTTTAAATCTATCGAGAAATACCAAAGTATTTGTTAGTACAGGAAACGGTGTTAATGCAGATCAGACTAAGCACAGTCTTGTAGAAATAGATGGAATTACTGGTGGAAGTGGTCACGCAGTTGGTGATAT